TGGATTGGATTACGGGCGCATTTGCTTTCACCTGCTTGCAATTGCTTGCAATTGATTTCAGATGTAATCAATCCGTCAGCAGGTGCCGGGAATTTGCTTACTTTGTTCCTCACCGTCTGGTGTTCGCTCCAGTTTGGAAAACATAGGTACGGTTCTCCGTCAACTTCATAGAGGATCACAGAGCCTATGGTCGCCAATTCTGCAAGCGTCTTACTGATCGTTCCCTCAGTCACACCTTTTCTGCGGGGGAATACAAAGCCTTTGAGCAATTCCGGGTCTGCGCTGCCGCGCCCATAATCATCAACGTAGGTAATCAGGTACGCCCACAATCGGAACTGAAAGTCCGACATTGCGTTGATGCTTTTGCTCGTCCTGATGCTATCCTTGATGATCCTGTTCGGCATTCGCCCACCGCCTTAGAACGGGAAGTCCCCAGCATCCTCGATCTCGCTGAAACCGCCCTGCGGTTCGCTTTGCGCCGTGTCCCCGCCGTCCCGCTTGGAATCGCCAAAGTACACGCTGTCGGCCACGATCTCGGCGGTGCGGCGTTTATTGCCGTCCTTGTCCGTCCAGTCACGCAGCTGCAAGCGGCCCTCCACCACGGCCATGCGGCCCTTAGAGAAGTACTTGCTTACAAATTCAGCGGTGTTGCGCCATGCCACCACGTCAATGAAATCTGTTTCCTTCTCGCCGGACTGGGACTTAAAATCCCGATCAACCGCCACGGTGAAGGATGCCACCGCCGTGCCGCTATTGGTGCGGCGCAGTTCAGGGTCACGGGTCATCCGGCCCATCACAATAATTCTGTTCAGCATGAAATAGCTCCCTTTCTGTAAATCATGTCCTCCCGGTTCCAATCCGGGTAAAATGCTTTCATGTGCGCAACCAGCCGCACATAGATGCGCTCGCGGTCTCGTAATGGCCCCTCGTCAAACAGGCGGTGGCAGCGGGGGCAGAGGGTTGCGATGTTCTGCTCGATCCCTCTGCCGCCCTGCGAACGCCGTACCACATGGGCCACCGGCGCACCTGCGGGAGACCCGCAAATCACGCACTGGTGATTGTCACGTGCCCATACAACAACCTTCACGGATTGCGGAATGGCCGTTGCCTTTGTCATTTTGTGCATCCCCATTCCTCCATCATCCCTGCCAGCTTGTCCGGAGGCAGGGTCTCAATACCTTGCTCCCTGCAATCCTGTACAATCAAATCGATCAACCGTGACATTTGCGCGGTATCGTAGGTGCTGGAACCGTAGTACAAAACCACCCTGACGCAGCCGGGGAGCTTGCTTGACATGGTATCTGTCTGCCAGCCAAGCCCGTTATGCTCCCAACCGCTCCGCAGCTTGTCCGCTGCTTCCGCTGTCACGCACACCGTTTCGTTGTTCCCGCCGATCTCTCGGATATACCGTCGGTAGATTTCCGTTTTGGGAATCCGCAGCTTTTCAGCCAGCCGGTCAATCAACAGCCATGCGTAGGCGTTGGAATCGAGGCTCCTCTTCTCCCGGTGTTCCTTGATTTCCACGTCATAGACCTTGCCGGGCTTCAGGCTGTCCAGTGTACGCCGTGCGTCCTTAGTCTGGATGCAGAGCCAGTCCCCGGCGCTGTCCATGGACCAACGGAAAGTATCAGCCTGCATGATCCTGCTCCTTCTTTGCCAGCTTCATGCAGTCGCCGCACAGCTGAGCGCCAAACATCTTCCGGCTGTAAGTCACCATATCCTCCACTTCCCACGGCTTCCCGTCCCGCTTCTTCACGGGGTAGATAGGCTTCTGACACCGTTCACAGATACACTCCTGCTGGGTCTTGGCCTTGTATTCCAGTTCCTCCGTGGAGATTTTGTCCGGGTCCTCTCCGGTGGGCAAAGCAAAGGTCCGCAGCCACATATACTTGAACGCATAGGTCATGGCCTTACCGGAACCCTTGTCCTGTGTGTCTGCGCCATCCCCGCAGGAGGCAATCTCAATGGATTCCTCCGGGTTCTCCACGTTGACCATCCGGTACACCACGTCCACATGGGTAATGTTGCCGGTGCGGTTGGTGGCCTGAGAGATGGGGAACACCACAAGGTTGTATTTCAGCAGTTCTGCCCGCATGATGGAGGTGACCTTTTCCTCTGACAGTGCCTTGTAGCTGGTGGATCCGAAGGACACATGGTCATCCTTGGCCAGATACTGCACATCCTTCATGATGGCAGCGATTTTCTCATAGATATTCATTACTTCACTCCCACGCTATAACCATCCACCAGCTCCGCGCCGGGGACGGCTTCTGTTTTCAGGATCTTGGCAAGCTCCGCCTTGCTGATGGTCGGCTCCGCATACTGGATGCAGTCCTCATGTGCGTGGTCCTGCAGCCATGCCAGAACAGTGTCAGGGTCAGCCACATTCACGCTAATAGTCTTGCGGAAGTTCACCGCACAGCGGGGGGATTCAAATTTCTGTCCCTGCAAGGCATACGCCAGATAGTCCTTGAGGCGCTGTGCCTTGTTCTCCGCCGCCTTCTGCCGTTCGGCAAAGGCGAGCTTCTCAGCCTTGTAGGCAGCGGCATCCGCCACCAGATTTTTGTAATATAGCGCGATGTTCTCGATTTTCTGGTCCCGCGCCATGCTCAGTTGGTCGAAGGCGTCAAAGTCGCTGACCTCACCGGTCTCCGGGTCTACCAGGGCCGTAATGGCCGCGTCAATTTCGTAAAGGTTCATTCTTTCCTCCTGTATCTCGCAAACCGCACGGTCTCGCCGTAGCGGTTCTTTTGTGTGACCGTCTCCACGTCCAGCGCCACGCCGTCCCGCCGCAAGTCAGAGACCCGCGCCGTGAAATTGGCGATCCCGCACTCGCTCATGGCCTCGGCCCGTGTGATACTGCCGTGTTCATCCAGATACTTCAAGATCCGCTCACACTGGTTCATATCAGTCCTCCGGGATGTCGACGATCGCGATCCCCATGGCCCGTGCCACGGCTTCCGGATCGCTGTCAACCTCATCCTTGAGCCAATCCTTCGCGCACTCCGGGCAGTAGCACTCGCCGTTGATCAAAAAACCCGGAGCCACATCGTCAAACGCATTGGGGTTCATGACGATGGAACATCTCGCGCACACCGGATAGATCTTCATTTCCACGCATCCCCTCTCTTCCACGCCTTCGTGGCGTTGGATTGCTGGGCGTAACCCGCTGTGATAGCGCCGCAGGTGGAACACCGTACATAGTGCTTAAACGGTGCGTCCGTGGACTGCACCCGCTCACCGCTGTCCATGCCGCATACCGGGCAGAGACTCAGCGGATGGCGCTCATGCCGGTTCTTTCTGTTCATCGCGCGCTCACCACCATATACGCAATGGCGATCAGCAGCAGGGCCAGAAAACTCATAAAGCCAATCCATGCGGAGGCGTCCGCCTTCCGCTGCTCTCTGGTGCGCCGTTCATGCTTTCTCATGCGGGTCCCCTCCTTCGATCAGGTCAACGATTTTGAATACCCAAGTTGCCGCATACGCCACGCCCAGGTTCATAAAAAACAGGTTCCAGCTCATTGTTTGATGTCCCCCTCTTTGGTGTAAACACCGTCAAACTCAAGGCCATGCTCCCTCGACCAGATCTTGCCGAACTCCGTCATGATCTTTACCGGGTCAGGCGGAGACACCCAGATCACCCGGTATTCGATTTTTCGTTTCTTCGCCATTGCCTTTTCCTTTCCCCTGTGCTAAAATAGCCACAGGACACATATCTGAGCCTAAGATTTGTTCCGCCGCCCTGTTCGGTCTGCTACACCGGACGGGGCATTTTTTATACTTCGTCCCATACACTTCTTAACTGCGCTACTCAATTCCATTGCCGCGCTTTGCCCAGCGTCTCTCTGCCATACCGTTGCTGTTCTTAGCGATACGTAACTTCGCTATTCCACCGCCATTCTCATCTAAGCATTTCCTACGCTTTTCTTTGCATTTCTCTTCCTTGGCTTTGCGCTGAATTGCTTCTCTGTGCGTTGCCTTTGCATAGCAAATCACTGCATTTCCGTTGCTACGTCAAGCATTGCTGTGCTACGCCATTCCGCTGCGATTCTGTACTGTTCTGAACCATTCCATTGCATTGCCTTGCGCATCTGTGCATTGCCGTTGCAGCTCAATACCTGTCTATTCCTTTGCGACGCCTATCGCATCTAAGCCCTTCCGTTGCTTTGCGGAACGAGCCGTGGCCTTTCCTTTGCTGCGCTTCGCCTTGCTGTTCCGTGGCAATGCCTGGCGATGCCCAACCGTTCCGTCGCGTTACTGGAGTTCCTCCCAGACAAACCTGCCTTTTCCACTGTTCCGCCACTGGCCGATGCCAGAGAACCGGCCATAATCCAGCCATTCCCGGACGGCCTTTTCGTGATCGTCGCAGAGGCAGACCACCCGAAACTCGCAGGTAGCCCCGGCGGGGATTTCCTCACTCATGGCAAGGCTGACGCGCTCGCCCTGCGCCGTCTGCGCTCTCAGGGGGCGCTGGCACTCACCAACGGGGCCGTCAAACTCCAACGGGATCACGCGAGGCTCCGGGAAGATCAGCTTGTCGATCTCCTTCTTGTAAGCCTTGATCTTCTCGCTGGCCGTGCCCTTGACCTTACGGAGACCGCCGCAGGTGTCCTTGAAAAAGCCCTTGATCTGGTAGTCATACAGGAACGGGGTACCGTCCTCCGTCCGGGGAAACACCGTCATGGCCTTTTCCGCCACGGCATCAGCGCCCAGCGCGGCAACTTCGTCCTCAACGCTTAACGCATCCGGGGATTTGGAACCGATAAACTCCCGATATACGTCTGGGTTTGCAGGGCTTGTGCCAAGAATGGGTTCCGTAAATGTAATCCGTACCTTAATTTCCTTCATTCCTTTTTCCTCCTGTTATTGCTCACTGCTGGGTTCGAACAGTTCGTTCACCGTCACGCCGTACATCCTTGCCAGCTTCTTGTGGTACTTCCGTGCCGGTCGCCAGTCGCCCAGCTCCCAATGCGTCACACAGGACAAGTCCACATTCAGTTTCTTTGCTACCTGTGCACGGGTCAGGCTGGAACGTTCTCGAAGTTCCTTCAAGGCCAAGTCATGTGCCCTCCTTTCGGTGTGAGAAATCATTGACTGCGGCAGAAATATGTGGTATGGTAAGCATGGGAGTTAAACTACGCGCCAAATGGCGTACTCTGTTGCAGAGGGGTATTCCATTTAGCAAACGAGTTCGCTTCCAACCGCCCCGAAGTTTGTTGCAGAGACTTCGGGGCGGTTTTTTATCTCTGCCGCAGTCAATACCCGCCGAAACCTCATGAATGTGAGAAATCACGCTTGACACGACCCGGAAAGCGTATTACAATGAAATCGCCAAAAGACATTGCAAAAGCCGCTTTTATGGGGGCTGGTTTTCGTGTACCCTTTTCCGGTGGGCTTAGGTATATGATACCTCACAAAATTCGGTTTGTCAATTAGCTTAACCGAATTTCATCGGTTTTGGATAAGTGCACAATTTCGGGGGTTGTTTATTATGGATGTTGTACTTGAGCGAATTCTGTCTTTGCTTCCTTGCGGTAAAAACGGGAAAATAATGCGAGGGGCAAAAAAAGATTTTGCTCAAAGCATCGGGTATGACAGTGGAGATATTGTTTCAATGTGGATAAAAGGAACAAGTTTCTCTTACAAAAACAAACTTCATGAAATTGCCGCAAAATATCACGTATCCGTTGAATGGCTCCAGGGCAAAACGGAAGATAAGAGCATAAAAGAAACCCCCGATCCGAAGATCGAGGGTGTAAGTCCTACCGTTCAAGAGCTGTTTGATTTTATCGACACGGCGACCGACGCCGAGCTGAACGAGTTGTTGCGCTATGCGCAATTTTTGATGAGCAAGCGATGAACGATTGGATAAAAGATGGCTTGCCGACCGAGCGTATACGTGAGGAGGATTCGGTCGTTGGGCAGATGAAGCGCTTAGAAGAAGAGCGCATCAATGATTTTCGCAATTATGTTGCCTACCAACAGGCCGAGAATTACCGGAAGGAGAGACAGGCGGTCATTGATCGCCAAAAGCAGAGAAAGCACGACTTTGTCGTTGCCGGCTTCTCCAGTGTCACAAGCGTTTTGCTTACCTTGCTTGTTGAGCATTTTCATAAAGTTCTCTCCTTTGTTCTTTCGATTTTCTCCTGATCTCACGCGCGGCAAGCAGCAATGCGTTTTGCTGCGCATCGCTCATAGTGAGAATTTTTTCTTTCAGTTTTTCTCTAATTATTGTATCACTTTTCATGTCATTATACAACATTTTGTGTCCCTCCCAATAATTATAGTAACGGGGCTATATGTCGATTATCGCACTTTGTGCAGTCGAAAATATAAGAAAATGGAGAGTTGAGATGAAAAAGTTTTTGCTTATCACGATGTCTTTGGTTCTCACACTCGGCATGTTAACCGCCTGCGGAGAAACGAATCAGACCGCGCCAGAAAACGAGCCGGTAACTCCACCCGATCTCGTTGGAGAGTGGAAGCAGACAAACAGCAATGCAGATGACGCATGGCAGGCCGCTACCATTGCCGGAGATGCCATTGAGGTGTATTGGGTATCTGATAACGGAGAAACCAAAGCCCTCTATTGGGCCGGTTCTTTCGATGCCCCTACCACGGCGGATGAGCCGTACACCTGGGAATCGGAAAATGATAAAGATCAGACCGATATGGCAATTCTCGCCAGCGGCGATGACACGAAGACGTTTACCTATCAGGACGGCGTAATCAGTTACGAAGTGTCTGCCATGGGAGTTGCGCAGACCGTAAAACTTGAGAAGCAATAAGTAACTAAAGGCCCCGCCGCCCTCTGCAACAAACGGCGGGGCCTTTTTGCAGCCAGCGGGGAGCGACCGCCGCTGCTTGATTTGACCTTATCACGCTTTACCTTACTACTTCAATACCAAGACTTTGCAACATGACAGCATTCGACAGGCCCACTTTTGGCAAACTTATTGCTCAAAAACCGAAGAAATTAAGGTGATGTAAATGAACATCCAAGAAGTGTGCAGAATCCGTAAAGAAGAATTGAAACTGACCTATCAGGACATTTCCGATATTTCCGGCGTTCCGTTGTCCACCGTTCAGAACTATTTTTCTAAATTGTCGAAAGCTCCATCTTTTTATACCGTTGTTGCAATCTGTAAAGCTCTTGGCATTTCGATCGATAAGACGTGTGAAATCATAGAACACTTAACGCCGACTGAGGAAACCTTACAAGCGCGGAATGATGAGTTGGAACGCCATGTTGGCGCGAAAGCGGACATGATTGAGATCATGCGGCGCGGTGTCCGTATCCGCAACAACGTGATTGCTATAATGTTTGTCATTATCGTTCTGCTGGCTGTATGGTGCTTGTACATTGATTGGAGGGGGATTTGATGAGAGCGGCACTATATATCCGCATATCTACGGAAGAACAGGCACGGCACGGCCTGTCATTGGGGGATCAGCGGGAATCCTTGTTGGCGTATGCCGCAGACAACGGTATGGAGGTTGTCGGCGTATACGAGGATGCTGGAATATCCGCAAGAAAACCATACAAGCGGCGACCAGCACTTCTGCGTTTATTGGCAGATTGCAAAGATGGGAAGATCGACACGATTTTATTTGTCAAGCTGGACCGTTGGTTCCGCAGTGTAGCCGGATACTACGCCGTGCAGGAAGAATTGGACCGCTGCCACGTCACATGGCAGGCCACGCGGGAAGATTACGAGACCCGCACGGCATCCGGGCGGCTAAAAGTGAATATCATGCTGTCGGTAGCGCAGGACGAAGCTGACCGCACCAGCGAGCGAATCAAGGCCATTAACGAAGGCAAGCGATTGAAGGGCCAGCCTACCACATGGAGAACACCCATCGGCATCTGCGTGAAGAACCGGCACTACGCCATTGATAAAGAAACCGCAGATGCGGCGCGAGATATGTTCCCAGCCTTTATACGGCTGCAAAGCATCCTTGCATTAAGGCGGTATATGGCAACGGAGTGGGGGATCAAACGCTCGTACAACAAATACAAGGATGCGTTGTCGAATCGATTGTACTTAGGTGAGGCGTTCGGCGTGGAAAACGTATTGCCAGCGCTTGTCGATCAAGAAACCTTTAACCTTGCCGGGAGAATCCTGGAACAGCGAAGCCAGCGGAACGCCAGTGCGGACCGGATATATTTGTTTACCGGGATTCTCCGCTGCCGGGAGTGTGGGAGAAACATGCAGCCGGAGACTGTAAAACAGGTGTACAAGTACTACCGATGCAGAACGCACACACTTGACCCAGCCGACTGTCCGCACATTCTTAGGATCCGGGAAGATGTGCTGGAGGATTACCTTTTGCGGGAATTTGAGGGGATCGCAAAAAAGTATTATTCCAAATCAAAAACCGCAGAAAAAAAGCCGCCCAAAACGGCGGAGCAAATCAAGCGGAAAATGCAAAAGCTAAAAGAATTGTATCTGTCGGATTTGATCGAAATCGAAGAATACAAAAAAGACTATACGGAATTGAAACAGCAGCTCGCGGCAATAAACCCCGAGCCTATAAAAGAATTTGATCTCGAAACCTTACGGCGGGAATTGAAAGAATATCCTGATTTAGACCGGCAGGCGAAGAAAGAATTCTGGGTACGCACGATCCAGCGCATCGACGCAGACAATGACGGTGCGTTTTTTGTAACGCCAAGTTAGTCTTATTTTCATGTCACAACACCTACATTAAAATATAACTAACCCCCCGGCATTTGCCGAGGGGTTTAAGTTTAGCTTTCCAATTTCCGCATGACGCTATTATAAACCCGCTCGTTGACCACTTTCAAGCTGTCCATCAGCTCGTCCATGACCTCCCACGCACGGGCTGGGTCAACGTTAGATACCGCTCGGAGGAAATCGCTGTCAGGCGCGGGGGCCTCAGAATACGCCTCGATTATGCGAGATTCCCTCACCGGCTCCCGGGTCTGGTTTTGGATGGTATACAGCGCCGCCAGCTTTTCATAGTTCGCCCAGCTGGACTCTTCTGTTTCTAACCGCTTGATCCATAGCGCCAATTCTCGCTCGTCAATCATTGGGGCCTACCCCCTTATTCCTCCATCATGCCCATTGCACGGCGCAGGGCATCCTTGATGCGGTCATCGTCGGTTTCACGCATCATATCGTTGATCTGGCTACGCAGATGCTCGGCGGCGTCCGTGCGGCTGTAATGACCTCGGACGTAATGCCTCCGGGCATAGGAGCTGCCACGGCTGTAGCCGCGCATATCATCGTCCAGATAGCGCCCGGAATAGCCTCTCTCGTCCATCGCCTCGATCTTGTCGATGTTCTTGATGGTATCCGTGAGTTTGTGGGCGATGTCCAGATCGCCAGCCCCCAGCTCGCCCTTGCGGATCAGCTCGTCAAGTTCCTTGCAGAGCATATCCCGCAGTTCATACATAGATTTCATTCCCATTGTGTTCTCCTTTCTCAGCAAACTCTGGTAATGATAAGGTTCGCATTGCTCACGTCAATGGCCTCGCCACTAACGTTGCGGATGGACAGCGACGCGCAGCAGCCCTTTGTAACGTCAACGTACTCGGATGCAGCCACGTTAAAAAATGCCCCTGCAACCGTGGGCGTCACCGTCGCAACGGAGGACGGGAGCGGCTCACCGTCAACCGCAATGGCAACGGAGATGGGGCCGGGGGTCCCGCCGGTGCTTACGGCAATATTGCCGATAAAGTCCACCTTATAGCGGACGCGGCACTGGGAGCAGTTACCACGGAGGTTAAACAGGCCGGAACCTGCGCGGTGCGTCACAAGGCCCTTAGTGCAGGGGATCGGTGCTTCCGTAAAAAGCACGTTCTGGTTTGCCGCTACGGTCTGTGCGGCAATGGCAGTGTATTCAGGCATAGAAATCTCCTTTCATAAAATCAGCGGCAGGGCTACTGCCCCGCCGCTTTGTCATCAGTATCGGCATGGGGCCGACCATTTTGTTGACGTCAACAAAACATCGCCAACAAAAAGCTACGCTATGCAGTTGTCAGCAACCGCATCCGGCAAACTGGTTGCAGCAATAGGGGTTTTGCACCGTGTAGGCCGGAATAGGAGAGGGACGCAGCTGGGATACCAGATAGCTGTTCTGTGCTGCCTGAGATGCGGCCAGCTTCAAGCCCTGGTTCTCGCTCTGGAGATCCTGCAACTTGCTCTGGGTCAGGAAATCGAGGATCGCGCGGCTGTTGCTGTTGGCATTGTCGATAATGTCCCGGGTGGCGTTCTGCACCGTGTTCCGGGTATCGCAAGCCTGAGCGGCCATGTCATAGCGCACGCCCTCAATGCTGCGCTGGGTGTTGCAGCAGCACTCAGCGGCCTGCATCTGCATGGCAGTCAACTGCTGCATGAGAGCCGCCTGCTGGTTAGCGCGGGAAAGCTCGGCCTGTCCGAAGCCGTTTGCCATCGCCATGTTGGTGCCGTTGACAAGCTGCGCCTGCTGGTAAAATCCGTCGCAAAGGCCCTGATTTACACTGTCGATTTTGCGCTCGACATTGGCAAAGTCAGAGGTCAGCACATAGCCGTCGACCACGCCGCCGGAATTGCCAGCATTGTTGCCAAAGCCATTGCCCCAGCCACCCGCAAAGATAAACAGGAACAGGACAATGAGCCACAGAGCGCCGTTGTCGCCCCAGCCGAAACCGCCATTACCGCCAGCATTGGTGGGGGCCACAGGCATTGTCAGCATAGGAGCGCCGTCAGAGGAAAGAGACATAGAAAAACTCCTTTCAGTTTTTTATTATCAAATCGTGGCCACGATGTTGATTAACCTAATAATTTTGCAGACACCTTGCTTAGACGCTTGCTTAAATTTTGCTTTTTGTTTGCTTATTTAAGCAAACTTTGAAATTGCTTCGCCATTTCTTGTAGATGGTTCAACTGCTGCTGGTTCATTCTGCCGGACTGCAAAAGTTTCTCGACCTCCGCCTTCGGGTCCCCCTGAAAAGAGGACCGGAACTGGTTGAATTGCTGCATCATCTTTTGAAACCGGCCTACTGGCGTGTTCCCGCCACCTAAAGCGTCAAAAAAGGGGTTAGCCATCAGCGTCAGCCTCCTTCGCCTTCTTTTTACCCTTCATGCCGTCCACAACCGCCGCCAGTGCGTCAAATTCTTCCCGGGTGACAAACTTCACCGGGTCTTCCGTGGGCGCTGTACGGGGCGTTTCTGCGCGTTCTACGAGGTCGTAGATCGTAAGTGAGGGTTTACCGCTGGCATCTGCCTTTTTGAGGTACACCGTAGGCGCGGAGCTATCCCACAACGCCACAGCGGCGTTGGGCGCGAGCATCCAGTTTCGGGCCTCCTGTTCGCCGCTGACCCACTGCACGCCGCTCTGCGCCACCGGATTCTGGGGGGGCTGCGGTGCCATCATTGGAGGCATCTGCTGTTGACGGAGTTGTGCCAGATTATCCGGCATGGGCTGTGCGTAATAAGGGTTTTGCCATCCGTAAGGTGTGTAAGCCATTTTAGTCATCCTCCTTGACCCAGTAATACAAGATGTTCTCGTTGCTGCTGTCCCAGCTGTCCCAGATCATGCCGTCGCAGACGCAGACCACATGGCCGGATAGAGCCAGAATATAGGTGCCTTTTGGGTGATCCTCCGCAAATTGCCCAACCGTGTAGCAGTCTGGGCAGGTGTCCGGCGCAATGTACCGCCGGTATCCGATACTGCGGAGATACCGCCCCCAGCAAGCGTTTGCCGATGGCATATCACCATCCAGATACCCTTGGATACAGAGCCGCAAATAAATTTCGCCCCACTCCTTGCCGGTAGCCTTTACGATTGCCCGCACGGTGCAGTCCCCTACATTTTTCCCGCAGGGGTTGGGGTTGAAATGGTTATACATATTCCCTCCGGTCATCGTAGAGCAGCTCGATCATGCGCACACAGCGTTCCAGCTCTGCCGGATCGGTCTGCGCAACAATATCTCGCGCCAACTCCGCCGGATACCCGCAGGCCAAAAGCCGCTCGTACATTGTGTGCGCCTCCTTTACACTTCTATGATACAAAAAATCCGGGCAGCCAAACTGCCCGGAAACTGCCTGTATTCTGCCCTTAAACTGCCCAAAGAAAAAGCCGTGTCCGATTCGGACACGGCTTTCCTTTTTACCCCTGCATATCATCCGCGATCTTGGCGTAAGCACGCCGCCGGATCTTGGCCAACCCGTCCACGCTGACGTGGAGCAGCGCCGCCGCCTGTAGGCAGCTCTGGCCGTGGACGTCCACCGCCAGCACCGCTGTTTCCTCGTCAGGCGGGAGGCCTACCAGCCGGACGGCCTGCGCCGCCCGGGCCGGGGCCATGGATGACAACAGCGCCCGGATCTCTCGGTTTGTTTTTTCCATGGGTTCCCCAGACTTGCAGAGCGCGTTTCCGCGTGGATGTTGCCATCTTCTGGCCCTCCTTTCGGTTTTATCCTTTCCAGTCTGCCTTGGCCTCTCTCACGTCGATATGGCAAAAGCTGTCATAAACCCCCACGCCGCCCCAGTCGGGCATGAGCTGCCGCGCATAAGCCGCCACCTGCGCCGGGGTCTTGCCCCGTACCACAATGTCAGCCGCCGTGCCGTAGCAGTGCTGGCTGTCCGTCACGCCGCCCACCTTGGTATTGTACTGGGGCGTCCGATACCCGCTGTTGATAGTCACAGCCGCGCAAAAGTGACTGCGGAGGCTCTGCAAGACCATTACCAACCGAGGCGCTACCAGCACGGCATCGGAGCCGTCCTTGCTGGCAAATTCTTTCACTTTAAAGTTTGTGGACAGCTTCTTATCGCCGTCCTTCGCCTTGGAATAGGCGTTGATCTCTACCATTGGTTTCTCTCCTTTCGGCTCACACGCATCCCCACTTTTCTTTTTCCACACGAGGAAGAACGGGATCACCCGCCCGTCCCCGGTAAAGCCCTTGCCTGTCGAATCCATGAAGCAGGTAGACCCGCCGCCGTCCATCATAATGGCGTCGTCCCAACCGGAAGATGCCAGCAGGTCACGAAGCTGTTCCGGCGACCGCCGGTCCTTGCTCACATAATAGGCGAACCGCCCGTTCTTGGTGCCGATGGCCGTTCGTGGCGCACGGTAGCGCATATCTGCTCCGCAGGTGACGGGGTTGATCTTCTTCCCGCCGATGATGAGGTGGACGCACTCCATATAATTCCGGTCCCCGTTGGGCACGGTTTTCACGCCGAAGTCCGCCGGGGTGTCCCAGCTGATGGCCCACGCCCGGTAATTGGGGGCCTTGCGGACCTTGCCGTCTGCCTTCAAATGGCAGGCCGGTGTCTGGTTCCGCAGGAAAATGGAGCCATTGCAGATAGCGTCCCCGCCCGCCTCCGCCAGCATCTTTTTCAAGTTGGCCGTGGTGGAGCGGAGACGCCGCTTATTGAAATAGATCTTCAAAAATTGGAGATCGGAGAGCGGGACGGTGCCCGCTCTCGTGCTCATGTGTGAGCCTCCGAATTCTGTTTCCCCTGATCGCTGGCCTGACGAATGGCATCCAACATATTCTTAACAAATGCGGGGTAGGGGACCCCCATTACTGCCGTATTCTCCAAAATCGACAATCCCTCGTTGGCGATGAAGAACATACACACCGCGTCCCGTACAAAATCGCTGGATGTGGCCTGATCCAATAATGCCCCCATCCATACCAGCGCCAGCATGACGCACTTCTTCGCCAGCCCCTTGAACCCGGCGTCGGAACTCAACGCCCCGGTGCCGCTCTTGCTGGACTTATGCCAGATGGCCGCTACCATCCAGCCGGTGGCGTAGTCCAGCACCATAAAACAGATCAGCACTTTCAGCGCCATATCCCAGCCCCCCAGAGCCTGCGCGATGGCAGAGCCAGCCGCAGCCAGCACCGCCAACACCGTGTTTTTGATGTGCAAAGCGTTCATAGTGTACCTCCTTTCGGTGGTCACACCCGGCCACGCTCACGGCAGTAGCCGCGCTCGTCGTAAGTGAGCTGCCAGCTGTCAACGGTAATGACAGTACCGGCGCGGCTTTCGTCCCGATCCATCACGGGGATGGCGGTGCTGTATACCCCACCGCCCAGTGCCTTGTGGGAAAAGCGGACGGGCTTGCCGTCGCTGGCGATCTTGTAGATGCCGTCCGTGCCGTCATCCTCGGCAGGGATAAAGCCCTCGGCCATCTCCTTTTCGCTCCAACCGGCCACGCCGCCGTCAGAATTCAGGTGGAAGTTGGCACCAGCCTCCTTCAGCTCGGCATTGATAGCCTCGATGGTCTTGCCGCTCTTACAGCCCTCGTTGATGATCTCGGCAAACTTCTTTTCCATAATGTATACCCCTTTCAAATTTTTCGGTTGAAATTCAACCGGGTTCAATTGGTTTTTTAGGCTCCTGACGCACAGAGCTTGTCCGCGTCAGTGTCAGAGCTCCGACTTGCTTTCGTGCAAATCAAAGTCCGACTTGCTTTCGTGCAGGTTAAAATTCAGGCCATTTTCGCTCACAAATTGGGCACACTTGACGGCATTCGGGGATGACTGCCCCGCAACAAATGCAGGTGTTTTCCATAGAGCCGCCCCTTTAATCTGCCAGCTTGGTGTATTTCACCGTAATACATGCATTCTTGTATTCGGAGAAATCTGGGGCAAATGTGACAATCTGAGCTGCTCCGGACCCATCTGCGCCAATTAAAATTACAGTGTTCCAGTTCGGACCAGACCCTGTGTGGTAAGGCATGGACACGTTCACTCCTGAGTCGGTAGTGCATTGCCCGGTTACGGACACGATTTTATCGACAACGTTATTTGATTGGAAACTGACCTGCTTTACGGCATTGCCCGGGAGATTCCCCATGTTTATCGTTTTCACATAAACCGGCTTGCTGAGATACCGCTCCGTGGTGCGATACTCTACGCCCAAGTTCATCGGCGGGTTTTCGTATTCCCATTCGCCGACGAATGAGCCGTACGTCATATTCCTTACCACAATTGGGTATGCCTTGGCTTCGGTTACGCCATATATTGTTTTTGAGTTGACAACTTCGTTTTGCGCATCTACGCGCATGACACTTGAATATGCCACATTGATCGCATTTTTAGGGGTGTGAGGGCTATCCCATGCGTACCAACCAGATTCAGATATGGCATTCACGTCATCCGCTTCTGTAAGCCATTTTGCCCTGCCCCCCAGTCCGTACCCGCCGGGGGCAGCGTTGATATTCCCCCTCGCCTGTGCCTGCTGCTTGTCGGTGAGGCTCTGGGCCGCATCGTAGCGGACAAAGTTGCTGGACCCGCCCACAGGGCCTTCCGGGCCTTGCTTTCCCTCCGGCCCCTGCTTGCCTTCGGGGCCTTGGATGCCCTGCTTTCCCTGCGGGCCTTGCAGGTTGCCATTGGCCACCCATTGGCCGTGGACAGAATCCCAAATGTAAATGTTGTATGGAGGCGCAGTTCCCACGCCGTACACGTCACCGGCCTTGGGATTGGGGACGGCTGCCTTGAGGGCGTCCAGCGTATCAAAGTAGCCAAGAATGGCGAAACTGGAACCGGCCTCGCCGGGATCGCCTTGGTCGCCCTTTTTTCCGGGAGGGCCAATGGGGCCTTTAATGGATGTCAGTGTCGTCAGCTTGAAGGCGTACACCCAGTTGGCCGTGCCTTTGAGGTACACCTTGCCGTAGTCCGCAGAGGCCGTAATATCCGGCAGAATCAGGACGAACTGGCCGCGCTGGACGTCGGTGCCGGTGAAGTCCTGGTTCATCTCGGTCACGCTCTTGTACTCCTTGGTGATGCCGATAGGCACACCGGCGGACGCCAGCCGCGCGTCAATCTCCTCGCCGGAGTAGGCGGATGTGTAGTAGTCTTGCAGCTTGGCGAAAATTTCTTCCAAGACTGCGATTCTCTGTTCAAGCGTCATTGGAATCACCTCACACGATGAAAAGTTTGTTCAGGCGGTCGAAAAATAAGCCGCCGCCACGCTGGACCAACGGCCCTGCTTTGGCTTGCCCGAATTTGCGGTAGTACAAAATAACACAGCCGTCCGCGCTTGGGCCGCCCGGGCCGCCTAAACCGCCGGACCCGGGAGTGCCGGGGGTAATGGTGCCGTTTCCGTTCTTCACGGCAATGCCGCCGGAGCCGGCGCCGCCGCCTCCGTAGCCGCCACGTCCGCCCCTGCCGTACCGCCTCGGCTTGGAGGGGGTGAGCGTGGCCGTCATGCCGTCCGCACCGGGGCCGCCGGTCACATTAACGGTTGTCTCGCCCGGCAGGCCGCGTCCGGAGGATCCGGCTTTGCCGTTGGCTCCCGCCGCCGGGCCGCCGCCCAGACCGGAACTGTACCAGCCGAAACTGCGCGGAGTGCCTGTTGATGTGATTCTGGTCATGTTGATCTTGCCGTCACCGCCATCGACAGGGCCGGGGGTGAATGTGTTCCCGTCCTCGTCATAAGCAATCGTGCCATTGACGTATTGCTGGACGCTATCATTTGTGTACTCACTCACGGCCGGATCACGTCCGGCTCCGTCTCCGCCAGGGAGGCCGTCCTCGCCGATGCCGCCGAACTGCTCCCCGGTGATGGGGTCCGTGAAGCCCCAATCGGGGGCAGACGCGCCCGCCGTAGTCATGCCGTGGAACACCGTATCCGTGCCGTCTGTACCGGGGAGGTCGTCCGGGCTGAATTCGGCGCCCTTGCCGCTTTTTCCGCAAGCATAGGCAAGGCTTTTCAACTGGGACACGTCGAGATCGCCCTCGACGATCCTGCCGCCCATGCCGCCTTTGCCGCCGGGACCGCCCTTGCCACCCAGCGCCAACGCGTAGCCGTCTACCCGATCCTCAAAAACCGGGTTTGTCCACGAGAACTTAGGCCCCGATTGGGTATCTTCGCCCTTTTCGCCGCAGCGACCGCCCTGCCCGGCGGAGATCATCACATAGTGGATCGTTGTGGTGCCTTCCGGGATCTGGAACTCGCCGGAGCCGGTGAGGACTACCCGCTCGTCCAGATACTCCGCCGCCTCCGGCTGCGCCGGGGTGAAGCCCACCAATGCTTCCATGCTGCTTTTAAGTGTCGCGCTCATGGTGGTGTCCAAAGACTGGATACACGCAGAAACCATTTTCTTGTCATACGGATGATATACGCTTACAACGTGGCCCGGTTTCTCGTGCCCGCTTACAATGTCATTGGTGATAGTTTCGCGGCATCGGTAATAGTCTGCAAGACGCTTCGCCACGGCATAGGAATTCACCAGAGATACCAGCGTAGCATCCGTAACAGACTTTACATTTTCCGCCGCGCCTGCCGTCACAGGCTGCGTGATTAGGCGGGTGTTGTGGATATACGCCTTGCCAGTCAGTGCACCAGTGCCAGCGGAGATCTTGGCGTAGTTTGCGCCGCTTTCCAAGATTGTGAAGCCAGTCGCAGAGAGGGAGTGCATCGGCTCGGAGAATGTGATGATATCGCCATTCTGCGCCGTGCCGGAGAATAGCTCCTTTACCTCCGTTCCCGCAACGTATTGATGCTCCGTTACCGTCACGGCAGAGATGGGTGAATCGTATTTCACGGTTCCCCCAGTGTAAGATCGGTCGACATCAATCAAGGATGCCGTACCGTCCCACAAGGGTTCAATTCTCAAAACACCGTTTAGGTCTGTGCGGAGATAAGCCCCAATGGCGAAAAGCACTTGTGCGAGGTTGTCTCGTGCAGAGCGTTCTTTCCCATCCGCATAAGGAAGCCAGCCATAAAGTTTAACTCCGGCATATACACTTTTTATCAGCGAAGGGATGTTGCCGCAGATTTCTTTTACAACCTCTTCCACGGTCTCGCCAGTATAAATGCCGCCGGTGTGCACCATTCCGGTAAGTGCGCCCATAGGGGACCGCCCTGTAAGCTGATAAGTGACAGGCCCGATACGGGAAACGCCGCTGCTTACAAATCTTGCTTTGATTTCGCCGCCTCTGTAAACAATGATGGGAGTGTTATTGGGGAGTGCAGAAAGCTGTGCGCCTATTGTTTTAGTGCAAACCTCTACGCTGACCGTATCGAACGAAAGGCTGCTTTCATCCAATGCAACTTCTTGAAAAGATGAGCAGTAGTCTAAGCGCATATCATCCTTAGATGCATCCCGGTCGAACTGGTAGGGGCCGATCATGATATAATCCATACGCCCTCCTTACCGCGTGATTTGCGGTGCGATTGGGATGAAATGGATTTCAATTTCTCCCCAATAATTGATCCCGTTTTCAACTTTTTCAATATCGTGCGATGCGCTGGTGTAGTATGCGCGATAGGAAATAGTTGTGTTGCCGTCCGCAGCTTCAAGCAAAACGGAATCGTCAATGGAATGGGCTTTGAGATAGTTCCAGAACGCATCATAGCTTCTGTAATCGTTCCCTCTGCGGAAAACAGTCACCTTATGCCCGATGTACGTCCCCAGAACATCGCGGATCATCCGGCCTGTGTCTTTCGATCTCCCAGCGTTCTCCCCATCGAGAACGCTGAAATTTTCGTTGTACTTGGAGATCGCGACATTCACATCAAATGAAGTCCCGTTAATTTTGATGTAATTCATATACACCGCCTTTAGGTCACTTTAATACCAACGCGCTGCGTCTGGTCTTTGTTCAGCTTGAAGATAATGCGGCCCAATTCCTGTTCGCCGATCTTAAGGATCGCCGTCTGATTGCCGCCGCCATACTGCGCCATGCCACGGGCAACCGCTGCCTCGATAGCAGATTCAGGGGCTTCAATGTTGTTCCCCTGCTTCTGGTCACCCAGTACCGCCAAAAACTCACGGTTCGGGGGAATAACTGCGCCGGTCGCCAAACGCGGAACGGATGCGGGGCTAATTGCAGGCATAGCGGACCGTGCCGCCGGATTTCCGCCAGAAACAGATTTTGCAGAGTTAAACCCACCTGCTTTTGAAGCAATCCCAACGCCAAGCAGCGCCGCACCAGCTAAAAGCATTGGGACATTCAGCGTCATAGCACCAATAGCCACAAGAGCGATGCCCAGCAAAAGCATTGCCGTAGACACCCATCCGGAAACTTCATTCAGATGCAAGGTTTCAACCCAGCTTTGAAATTTGTTTGTGGTCGTCCCTACTGCGAAACCACTAACAAGCAAAGCAGCACCAGCCAAAAGCATAAAGATATTCATGGTCATTGCGCCAAATGCAATAAGGGCAATTCCAGCAAGCATAAGGGCAACAGATACCCAGCCAACAACCTTATTCAAACCGAGCGTTTCAACCCAATTCTTCAGGTGGCCCTCATTTATTGCTGCAGTTATTCCCATGCCAAGAATGCCAAGTCCAACTGCCAAAAGAATCGGGTTTGCCGTAGCCGCCGCAAATGCGACCAATGCAATACCGCCAAGAAGAAGCGCAACAGATATCCACTGTGCAACGGAGGTCAGCTTTAACTTCTCCCACCATGCCTCAAGCCTTTCTTGCCCAATGGCTTCTGCCGCAATGCCAAACCCTAATAGCGCCGCACCCGCAAGTACGATCACGATGTTTCCCATTGCCGCGCCGATGGCGATCATAGCGATTCCGGCGATTTGCATAGCTGCTGTCACATATCCAAAAGCCGAATCTAATTTGAGCGCGCTTGCCCAGTCTGTAAACGTTTCGCTTTTTACACCGACATAAATGCCAATAGCTATTAAAGCAATTCCGGCAACCACCATCAAAATATTTCCGGTAGCCGCACCAATGGCGATTAACGCAAAGCCAGCGATCAACAATGCTGCCGTAATAAAAGATGCAGCGCGATTAAGCCCAAGCGTTTCTGCCCAATCATCCATCATGCCGCTGTTTTTTGCATAAAGAACGGCAAGTCCAATCAGCAGAAGTCCAGCAATCACAAGGAGAATGTTTCCCGTTGCCGCTCCGATTGCGACCATTGCAATGCCAGCAAGGATCACAGCCGTCACAATAAATTCCGCAACATTATTGAGGCCAAGTGTATCCACCCAGGATTGCAATACTCCGGTTTCCTCTGCGACAAAAAGCCCAGCGCCAATGAGAAGCAGTCCCGTTATAACCATCTTAATGCTGCCGACCGATGCACCGATGGCAATAAAGGCAATGCCCGCTAAGATCAAAGCGCTTGCAACTTTTCCCGCTGCGCTTCCAAGCATTTTATCGAGCCAATTTTCATTTTCAGAAAAATTAAAGTCCGGTTCTGTTTTTTCCTTATTGTCTCCGCCTAATTTATTAATTTCATCAAACGAGGCAAGTGCTTTGCCAGCCTTTTTTGCAGATTTGCCCGTTTCGTTCAAAGCGTCCGATTCTTTGTAAAGGTTCTCTGCTTCTTTTTTTGTTTGATCAATCGTCGACCCAAACAAAACCGCTGTAATTTTTGCCATAGCAGTCACAAATTGGGTTAGCAAATTCACGAATGATGTAAACGCCGGAAGCAAAACATTTACAAACGGCTGTGCGAGTGTTAGCAAAGCACCTTTTAATCGCGATATCGCTTTTGTGGCCTGATCGTTGGTTTTAACCGCCTTCCCGAGCCACTCGCGCACGGAACGGAGTCCTTGCACAATTAAGCCAAACACAAACACGCGGCGGACAAGCCCTTTTACTCTGCGAGAAAATCGGTCCATATATTTATCTGCTTTTTTGCTTGCAGCGGCCAGCGCAGTAGAACTCTTACTTGTGCCAGCAATCTGCGCAGAAATTTCTCCCGCCCGGTTACTCATTCGTTCAAGGCTTCTGGTATCTTTGGCAATGGACGCATTTACAGCCTCAACCCTTTTTTGCACACCATTCCATTCTTTTTGCAGCGTTGCCACGGTTTGTTCCTGGTCTTTAATCGCACTTGATGTAAAAAATTCGTTTCCGCTTTTCATTTGCGACAGCTTAGATTTAGCTTCATCAAGGTTTGCGGCAATCTGCCTTGATTGCTCCACGAGTGGCATTGCCTGCTGCTTTTTATCGCTGATTTTTTCATTAAGCGAATCTATTTTTTTAGTAAGCCGGTTTAGTTCGTTTTGTGCCTGCTTATCATCAATGTCCGTTTTTATGATGATGGAGCCATCTGCCATGCAATCGCCTTCTTTCCCTTGCTTTTTATGCATTTTATGTTATACTTGATAAAAGGAGTTGGTATCAATGGAAGATCATGTCACACAAATGTGTAGTAATTTATTTGATAAAAACGGGAATAAAATTGACGTCAACATTGTAGCAACCGTGTATCTTTCGGCTTTTGAAATCTCCGCATACTTAAAAAAATGCACAAATTACTTAAGCGCAGATATTAAACTCGTTGCAAAATACATCAACGATTTACCAGGCTATGACTGCTCAAGAAAAGAAATTTCATACTACAAGCGAAAAATCGAAAGATGTGATTGGGATTTTTCGACGCCAACAAAGAAAATGGAGCCTCCCATGCAAAAAAAGCAAACAGCAGCTCTTTTGCCGGGCGAAGAAGTTCTCGACACGCTCAAATTTTCATGTATCCCACTTATATCGTGGTGCATTTTATTTGTATTCGCCGTGTGCAAGGCTTCTTTAATGCAAATGGAGGATGTATGGTTTTTTGTCCCTTGGGTCTTTGCATTCCCGGTCTTATACGAAATTTTCAGGCTGACCATGAACCATGTTGTTTTGACAAACAAACGCCTCATTGTTCGCGTTTCAGTACCGAAAAAGATTTCAGTAGATGTGCCAATTAACAAGATAAACGGTGTGTCTGTAAAATCGTCATGGCGAGAGTATAAATATGGAGCATTGCAAATTGACACTTCATCTGATCGGATTTTGTTTACAAGTACAAAGTCACCTGGCGTTTTCAGAGACTCCGCAATTTCGGCTATGGAGCAAAACAAATTCGATGCCATGCGTCAACAGGCGAAAGAAATCGCAAAAGCTATGAAAAACATTTAATGCGCCCACCGCCCTCTCCGGAGGGCGGTTTTCATATCCATTTGCTGATAACGTCCTCGTCCTGTTCCGTATACTGCCGCTTGAAGTCAACCAGGTGCCGGTTCTGCTTGTAAAACTCCTGTTCGCTTTTATCCAGTTTCTTCCCCTTTGCCTTTTTATTGCGGATTCCCACAACCTGGGCAAAGGTGCAATCCCCGATTTCCTGATACGCGGATACCCACGTCCACCAGTGCAGATACTCAACAGATCTGACTTCTTGTCCCAGAACGCGGTTGACTGGGGCAACGATCAGGGGAAAGTCCTGCTGCCAATCCATAAGCTTCGGCCCACGCTTTTCCTCACGCTGATCTTCGCCGCAGTTGATGAATTTTGCGCATTGCTTGATTGCTTCCTCGTAGTCGCTTTGCGGCATTTCCGCAAAGTCTGGATAGAAAATGTCAAGCATGGCCTCGGCCTTTTCTTCCTCCGACAACTCAGCGTCAGACAGTGCCTCAATGATCGTCAGGATATCGCGATAGTCAGAGCGTATCTGGTACTCAGTGCCGTTTACCTCTACGGCAGTCGGCAGATCGTACCTCATTTGTGGTACTTCTTCGTATACTTGCTCACGCGTGGGTTGGTGGCTTTCTGCTCACGGGCAAAGGTGGTGTCAACCTCATCCATGATGGCAAGCATCAGGTTCGCCCACACCGGAAGGCCGTCCGCCAGCGCATATACGTTCATCTCACCGAACAGGGCAGAGCAAATGTCAAAGCCGAACACATCGTTGATGATCTCGCGCATTTCCTCGTCCATCTTCCGGGCGGTTTCAAAAACCTCCCGCTTGTTGGCGGTTTTTTCCACCTCTGCCTTGTACGCATCCTGCTTCTTGTCGAGGATATCAAAGGCATTAAACAGCTTTTCCACAAAGGCGCTGTCAGTGGGGTTAAAGGAGAATTCGCATTTCCCGTTGATGTTGTAGGTAACTAAACCGGTATCGAAAATCAGGTCTTTCATAATAGCCTCCGAAATTGGGGCGGGTTTGCGCCCGCCCCTTTGTTTTTAATCCCCTGCCGTAAAGGTCACGCCACTGGTATCCTTGGTAATGGTGCCCAGCGTACGATTGCCGCCGTAAGTGATCTCACTCGTGATGTTGAGCGTACCGCCGCCGTCGCCGCCGATGCCGGTCACGGCAATAGCGCAGGAATCATACCGCTCGGCAAACTTCGCCTCGCCGGACGTAGCGTAGAAGTGTCCAATCATCATGTCCTGATTGGCAAGAGCCTGCGCGTCATGATCCTTGACGGCAAGGTTCCACATCTTCACCGCAGCAGCGTCACCAGCATCCAGAGGGATGGGATCAAAGGTCTGGGAAATAACGGGCTTCTTCATGGTGGTGAAAGTGTTGCCCAGGATGTCCTGTTTGCTCTCCTGACCCCAGTCCATCTCTTCGCTGGAATCTTCCACGCGCTTACCGATGGCGCTCCAAGTGGGAGATTCCTTAGAGACGGTATTCAGATACGCGATCAAAAGCTCGCGGTCAATGGTCTGACCTTCGGGCGTCGCAAAAGTTAAATCTGCCATTATACATTCACCTCGTAAATCAGTTTTAGCGGGACCATGTAGTCCTCGTATTGGTCGCTTGTCGCGCCGAGATACGATGCAAACGCAGACGTCTCAACGCGGAGGGCGCGCCTGCCCTCTCCAATGTCCGGTCGCTGCATCTGCGCCCAGTCCGCAAATTTGTTCAGCACTTCAACCGCCTTCAAGCGTGTATCGTCGCTCTTGCCGGGTGGTGCGATCTGGTAATGGATTTCGAACGAATACTCCGCCTGATATCCGCCGCAGATATACTTCTTGGTGATAACGGCCCCCTGAACGGAGGAAAGCGCCATGCCTACCGTTTTTGCCGCGAAATACTCGTACTTGATCAGATCCACATTCTCCGGAATACCGGGGAAACGGTTTGCCCAAATCAGCATCAGGCGGTCAAGGTCTGCCTTTTCGCTGCTGGATGCCAGCATTACAGGTTTTTCTTTAGAGATCACGCTTCACCGCCTTTTCTGCTACACGCACCCACTTCTCCATGTTCTGTGCCTTGGATGCTTCGAACCAATGGGAGCAGGTCCCGGTTCTGTGGAAAATCAAATCCTTCTCCGGCACTGCCGGAACCTTCGTAACGCCCTTCCGCGCATAAGAGCTTCCGGTCAGCGGATCAACGTACAGTTTGCCGTAGTACAGATATCTGGCATACGGCCCTGGATAAACAACCGTGTTTCCCGTTACCCGTGTACGCGTCCTTAGAGAGCCTGTGAGCATAGGTACGAACGGAGCGGTATCTTTTGCGACCTGCACCGCCAGAACGTGTTCTGCGCGATCACAGCCATTGGAAACGGCCTCTTTTACAGCGTCCATGCCGTCCGTTTGAACGGAAAATTTCAACGCCATATCACACGCCTCCGACCTGCCAGTGCTGCATATCAACGCTGCCGAAATCCTTCTCGTCAACCTTGGTCACGGTGTAGCAGTTGTCCTGAGCCAGTGCCACAGTTTCGTTGTCTGTCACAAACTCGCCTTTGATGAAAAACGTTGTCCCACCATTGCCTTTGACAGAAAGCGTCCACAGTTCGGTTTTGTCCTCTGCGGCGTAAAACCGCTGCGGACCGGCATAGGTTTTCTCCTTGCCGGTAAAGCCGTCCACGGCTTCCACGTCAAACGGAATGTAGAGGTCAACCGCATCCGCTCCGGCAAGGCCGCTCTCGCGCACGTTAACCGCCTTAGACGCTTGCAGCATCACGCCACGAAGTACGGTCACATACAGCTTTTGCGTTTCCTGAAACGTCTCCTTGTCGGTTTCTTTGACCGGATTGTAGATCGTTACAGTGTGGGGAGCGTACATGATCCGCACCCCCTCCCTCGGTACAGCAAGCCGGTATGGGCGAGATACTCCATGCAGGTCTCTGCAAGCAGCTTTCTTGCCCCATCCGTAGCGTTCAGCGCAGAAACGGCAGATTCGCCGCCGGTCGCCAGTGTGCGGGAATAACCGCCCACCGTTTCGCTTTTGACTTCTGCGTCATTAGCGGCAGCAGTCGCAAGGTTCTTCATTGCAAGCGCCTGCGCAGCTTCGATAACCGCGTACTTGTCAACCAGCGCACAGCAGCACATCTTTACCGCATCCAGATCCACGTTGTCCTTGGCCCGGTTCTGCGTGAAATAATCGAGGAAGGAGCTGGCCCGGACAGCCAGACGCGGAAAATCCCCACTGCTTACAGTGCCCATATAGACACCGGAGTAGTATGTGTAATCAGCGTATGTCAATTGGGTCAGCTCCTTTCAAATCAACCAGAAACAGTGACAGTGGCAGTGCCGGTCTTTGTGCCGTCCTGCTTGGACTTGGCGGTAACGGTAATACTGCCCTTAGTTTCGGTAGCGGAGACAGTCAGGACGCCCTCGTCGCTGATCTTGCTCTTGGCGCCATCCTGAGACCACTCAACCTCGCCGTTGATGATGCCCTCACCGTCAACCTTGGCGGTAAACAGCTTGCTTTCGCCCTTCTTTACGGTGGCGGTAGCAGGGGACACAGCAACGGTGGAAATAGCACCGCCCTTGCCGTAAACGGAGAAGGGGAACGGGTTCACCTTTTCCGCGTTGTAGGCGTTGATGGGGTTTGCAATCTCCCAGCCAAGACGCATGACCGCACGGAGGGCGACCATATCGTTCTGCATGAGGTTGTAAACGATGTCCTTCGTGGCGGGGTCCTGAATCACGCCCTCGGTAAAGACCTTGAAGGTCATATCCTGGCGAATGGCATAGACGAGCTGGCTCCAATCGCCGACGATCATCTGCGCCTGCGCAGGGTCGAACGCACCGTTCATGGGGAAGTACATATCCATGCCGTCAAGGCCGTATCTGGTAGCGCCCTGCATATCGGTCTTGAAGATGGGCTGGCCAGTGGTGTCTTTCAGACCGCGCAGCTTGCCGCGCATCTGGATTGCAGACATTACGCCGTTAGGATTAAAGCCGTCCAGCTCGACCTTGGAAATCAAGCCGCCTTCGCCCATAATGTCATCGAACACGTTGGTACCGATGGGAACCCCGTTACCGGCAGCGATAGCAGCAGGGACAACGCCTTCACGCCAAGTGCCGGGCTTGTTCGTGCCAAACAAAATAGCGGAATCAATGACCTTGCCGAATGCCTCGGTCAGTCTGGGCTTAACCTCGCCCCAGATGTCATAGTCAGCGTCATCGAGTGCAGCCTCGGGGATGGGAACGATAACTGCGATTTCCTCGGCATACAGCTTTTTCTTGTCCCATGCCATCTTAGTGGTCTGCTTGAATGCCTCACCGGCGCCGCCGTCAGTGGCCTCGCCGTTGACGAAATACGCGGAGGGAAGTGCGTCAAGCACGTTGATGGTCTGCGTCTTGCTGGACATATTTGCCAGTCTGCGGCCCATGCGCAGAACGGCAGATTCAGCGATAGCGCCCTGCATGATCTCGCGGGTTACGGGTTCCGGGATCAGGCCAGAAAGTGCGGAACGATCAATACTTGCCATGTTATATTCTCCTTTTTGTTACTTGAGTGCGCCGCGAATCAGATTGTTCATCGCGGCATTGGTGTCAGTTTTCTTTTCACCGCCGCCAACGGCAGCGGACCAGTCAATTTTTACGCCATCCTGAAACGCGGACGGATCGGCGCTGACTTGTTCCTCGTGCCATTTGTCAAACCCATCAAGCGCGCCGTCTTTGATTTCAAGATGCTTTGCTTTCAGGTCTGCCAAATACGCCTTCTCGGCAGCTTTAGAGCTAAACTTCACGCCTTTCTCAGAAAGCGTTTTACGGATAACGTCTGCGTAGTCATAATCGGCAATCTTGGACTTGTAGCCCTCGATCTCCTTTTTGAGTGCGTCCGTTTCCGCGTTGCCGTTTGCTAAAAACTGCTTGTTTTTTTCCACTTCCGCGTCCAGCTTGCTCTGAACAGTCGAAAGCGCCTTTGTGATTCGCCTGTCAAACTCCGCCTTGTAGGTGGGGTCAGCCAGTATTTCATCAAAAGTCCTAATTTCGTCTGCCATTTTTTTATTCTCCTTTATTCCACAGCGTCATTCCCCACTGCGTATTACAACAAAAGAGCCAACCACCGAGAAAACCTCAGTAGCCGGCTCCTATTGCCCTTTCCCACGCCCAATTACGCAGGAGTTGAATATTTGATTGTTTTCTTGACCTCTAACACGATGTACCCGTCGCCCTTGCGCCGGATCTCCGCATCATTGCCGCGCCGGATAATAGCCTCGATGGCCTGCATCAATTTGTCATCCATTAGCCCACCCCAATTTCTTTCAAGTACGCCTCGTACTCATATGGGATGCCAATGTCATAATTCTTGTAGTAATGCAGAAAATCAAGTGGGAATCTGAAATCGCCATCAATGTATTGACCCGCTCGCAATCTTTCTCCCGTAAAAATATCAAACGTTTCAAAACACGCAAGGGCTGGGGTTAATGATTCTATATGTTCAATGATTTTATCTCGGCTGATAGTATTTCTAAACGTGCGATACTTTTCAAAGTCATCGCCATGAGTGCTATATTTCATGCCTTTAAAATACCCGAACAGCATCATTTTACCCGCCCCCTTTCGTTTGGCTTATACGTTTCAAAATATCCCTCTCCGCTGTCCCCCACATACATTTCCCCATTAGGTGGTATGTATAGAACATCGGTTGGCGCTTTTACTTTTACGCCAAGCGCATTTGCAAGTTCCTCTGCAAAACAATAATCATTTTCAATGCGCTTGCCTGTGTCGCATGACAGCAACCTCACTTTTTGCCCGTTCCATCCGTTACTATGTCGAATTACAGAAGCAAGCAATCTCGGCGACATATTCGTTTCTACTGACCCGAATCCAACTGCCGTCTGGCTTCCGTGCATAGCAACGTCAAAATACGTTTTGAGAGGTTTTACCATTTTAACATTTTCGTTTAGCGGGTCGCCGTCCGGGAAGCAGGCAAAGCCATTTTCCAGCTTCATTGTACGTCTTTTCACAATAGAATTCAAGTTATCTCTTGCGTCTGCGCCGAAAAACTTAAGAGTGTCGCTATCGTCTTTAGCGTTAGCCGCTGCCACTTCCGCCCGATGCGTTTTCATGGCATTTGCCGTTTTTAACGTTGCGTCATCCGTGAAATAGACGCGCATCCGCTCCGGTTGCTCCGGGAGTCCAGCTTCCGCGCTGAACGCCTTGTATTTAGCGTTTAACCGCCGTAGGCGTATGTTTACCGCAGTCTCATCTTCATGCAATCCTGCGGCCTTGTAGGCGGCTTTTTCGCGCTTTAGCTTTCTAACGGTCCGCTCAATGCGGCGTTGCATCTGGGTTGCCTCGTATGCCGTGTAATCCTTGCCATCAAATGTGCATCCATGGCCATCATCGATGTGTTCCAACTGTTCATCCGTGTAAGTGCGCTCGGACACGCCCTCAACCCACGGGAACCGCCTGTGGCGGCAGTTGGCCCCTTCCAGACCGTCAACAGCGCCCAGGCCGCAAACGTCATAAATGCTCGGGTAAATGTCCCCAGCACGTACGCTGTAAACGTGGCCTTGCCAATCCTTATGCGATGACCAAGGTGACGGTCCCGGCTTATCTCGTGCGCCAACATGGGCCGAAACTTCAAAATAGGGTGTATCCAGATATTCTGCGGATTGCTCCGTATACTTGGCGCAGATTTGAGATACGCCGGTCATTACTGCTCTTCGCACGGCAACATCGACATGATCCCGATGACCACTTTCGTAGTCAACCACTTTTAGACCGCTGTCCGCAAGTTCCTTCACAGCCGTTTTAATCGCCTGATTGTAGTTGATTGCACCGCTTTGCACCTGCAACGTTGCGCTGTCAAGTGCCCATTGGTACGCTTTGGCAGGTGGGAGCATCGTACGCCCAGCGTCCACCAAGAATCCCATGGATGCGGTCAGATTGTGGAATGTATCAAGTGTCTGCGCCCTGATCGCCGCCACTTCCGCAGCGTCAACCAGTGTCTCAGGCTGGGTGATATGCGCAAGGTCAATCATATCGGTGTAATACTGTTGGTTCCTTGCGACCACATCTCCCAGCAGCTTGTCCAGCTTAGTTTTGCTGATGCCGGAAGTCTCGCGGATTGCTTTCTTGATTTCCTTTAGGTCGATGCCGTGGGACCGCAACGCCCGGATGTCCTGCACCGTTGCCTCGTTCAGTTCATCCGCAGCTTTCAGCCGGGAGCATATCTCCGCCAGTAAGGTATCTTCAAGGTCGCGAAACAGCTCAGCCAGCTCTTCGGGGAGCGCATCCAGTAGCTCAGGAGTAAAAGGATAATTTTTCATGACTTTTTCATGACTTTTTCTTCCACTTAAAGGAATACCTAACGCCAGCAGCCTTTGCAAACTTGGCGTATGCGTTATTTGTCGCTTCCGTTTGTGCTCTTCTGCTTGCTTCTCTGGCTTCCTGCACGCTTTTATACTTTCCCGCCTTATAATCGGCCGATACCTTACTTGCCGCTTCCCTTACGGCGCGGCGCACGGCGTTGTGATTATATGCGAGTGTTTCATAATATCCCTTGTTGTGAGGTCCTGATAATGTAAACGTTGCATCCCGGCTTTCAATTATGATTGCTTTTGCTCCTGATTTTTGCCACGTTTCAATATCTTTCAGGGACGGGGCAGGGAGAACACCCTCCGGGTGGTTGTGTAAAACAATATTCCCTTTATAGTCGGCATCTCCGTATCCCGTATGTTGAGCTGTTCCTTGCTCCTTATAGAGCAAATCGCCCGATGGAGAGAAAATGAAAAGCTGTTCTTTTTTGAGGTTGGCAATTTTCGATCGGGTAGCATTTATTGATGCAAAACCAAAGCTCCCGCTTCCGCCCCTTCCGCCCATTTCGCTTTCCTCCGTTTCACAATATCGTCGTAATGCGGTTTTACCCGTATCACGTTCCAGTCACATTCTTCCGGCACTTTGCCGTAAAATATCACCCATTCCGGGGATAGCCGTTTCATCATTTCTTCGTAGCCGCGCAGAAACAGGCGTTTGCTTTCCTTGTTTTGTTGTGTGCCTACCGAGCTGACAGCCACCACACCGCCGACAGGCTCACCGTCAAAGCACCAATCATAGCTATGCTCGTCGCTCCATGAAATCGTTGGGTAAACCGTCATGCCGTGCATTTGCCAGTATGCCGCCAACCAATGCTTGCGGTAATGGTTGTATATCTGCATCGCCAGCGGCATATCCGTGTATGTGGAGAAGTCCGGCGCACACACCGCCGCAAACTGCAACAGTTTCGGAATGTACTTGTCCGGCGTGTTCCAATATCGAATGAATTGGTAATCGTCCACAAAGAAATGAACGATTTTGCTTGCCTGGTCTTTTGCTGTGTAATGGTAATTCACAGGGATAAATTCGCCATGCGGATATGCCTTGACCGGCTCGATCTGCGGAATGTCGTACTTTCCAACGCCGGGGAATGTGAACTTGTCGAGATTTTCAAAGTTAATCATACCGGACGCCATGTACCGCTGCGCTTGTTAGTTCTGCGGTATTTCTTGCCGTTTACCGTAACTTCCAACGCGCCGGACTTTTGCGCTGTTACAAAGGCATTGGAAAACGCCTTGTTTTCTGCTGCTTTGCGGTTTTTACTGGACTGGTCACGCAATTTCCGCATGTAGCTATCCATTTCACCGCGCGCTCTTGCAGCTCTGTCTGCGGCGCTTCCTGTTTTCTGCGCCGTTGTCAGACGCGCAGGCCCGCTTGCATAAGGATTGACTGCTCCTGCCGCCGTTTTTAGTGCCGTTGTTGCGAGAGTTGCCATCTGCTTTACGGCGTCTTTCTTTTCAGCGTCCGACAGCTCAAGCCCATTGATTTCAGCAGCGTTGCGCTCAAATGTGCGCCTGATAATATCGCCCATATCAGTGACAGACGCAGCGTTTGCTCGGTTAATATCCTGCTGTGACAAAAACCGCGCAAGGCTCATACCGCGCCCACGCCCAAATTCTCCGGCTCCAATGCCGCCACCAGTTCCGCCTCTGCCGCCCATTACTCTACCTCCTGTTGTCCTTCGGTTGTCATGTCCTGCATCTTCGGCAGCGCAGCCTTTGCGGTCGCCTCGTCCTCATTCATCCACTTCATGCGGAACTCCCAGTCGTTCATGATGCCCGCCTGCAAAAGCTGCATATCGCGGGAAAAATCGGTTTGCTTGTCCTCAATTATGCTGTCATCGAAGTCGATGGAGATTTCTACATTTTCGTCAAGCCCTGCATTCATTGCAGTATTCCCAAGCCGGAGAAGAACACGGCACAGCTCAGTCAATGCCTGCTCAAGGATAATTTCATGCTTCTTGATCGTGCGGAACATGGTACTATTCTCGCTGATTACCTGCGTGGCCGTTGCCATGCTGCCGCCATCGAATCGATAATAGGTTTCACCGAACCCACATTTGCTGGAAAGCATATTGAGTTGGTCTTGCAGGCCGACATTCAGCGCAGCCGTCCGAAGTTCCGGTGCAACGGTCTCAACAACGCTCCCCTGCTGTGTATCTTCCGGTAGAAGGTAAAACCGCCTGTCATCGTCATCCAGTGTCGGTTCACCGTCTTCATACTTTGTCGCTGGCATTTTAACCATCATCATCATGGGGCCGTTTTCAAACTCATTGACGTAGCAGTCGTACGCAGTATCAACGCCGCGAAGAACATCAATGGAATTTGCAAAAACGGAAATGCCAACAGGCAGAAGATAATTGAAGTTGTTTGCAATGTTCGGCTTGTCAATTACAAACTGCCGTTTATTGCTTCCGGTGTATACCACAGGGGGAATGCGCTCAAACCCGGAAACATTCTTCAAATCTTCATCGGACAGTTGCTCGTTCTGGTATCGGTAAATTCGGTTTTCGATTACATACGTCCCATCATTCGCTCTGCGGTGGATCTGGAAATACACATAATCCTTTCCGTCTCGCGTAACCCTGGAAGTAAAAGCGCAATCATAAATAAAACCGTTCTGCCATGCAAGTGGGTAAATGTCATGCATCGTGGCATAATCAATCACAATGCTGGACGCGTCACCGGGGATGATCTCTCCGGAATCCGTCACGCCCTGCCCCGTCACGCGGGGGATATATGCCACCGTCCCCAGTGCGGATTTCATCTCCTGCATCTCATTAGCTTTGACGGTGAAATTGTTCTCCGCCAAAACGCGATCGATGAAATCCTGTTCTTTTTTGCCCTCAAGCGTGATTTTGACTTTTTCGTTCATGAGCAGGTTCGCCCAGTCCTCGCAGACCTTTTTCCCCATGCTGAGCGTTGCTCTATTGTGTTTAGTCCACTTGTGGCCGTTATATCTGCGGTACTGGTGGAATCCCTTTACTTTTCCGACATACCATGATTCCCACAGATCAACTTGCCCATAAAACTCTTCAGAGATCGTTGTATAGCCAAGCTCTTTTAACTTTTGGATAACTGCACTGCTCATGCAATAACTCCCATTCTGCGGCTGACAGGCTCCAACGCATACCGGGTCGCGTCAATCAGGTGGTTGTTCGCGTCTGGGTATCCGCTGATAATGTCACCGTCTTTGTTTCGTTCGTATTCGTATCCAACAAATTCATCGTAAGCGTGCGGTGTGCGTCGCCTATCAATAACAATCGTTCTCCGCTGCAAAAACTTCATGCCATATTCCACAGAACCGGGGCCTTTGACCGCTTCATACGCAGGTAGCGCCATTGCGCGGAGATCAGCAACGCTCTTCGGCTCGGCGCTGTCGCAGATTGTCCTAATGTTGTTATATCCGCGCTGCTTAATCATGGTCGCGCTTTGCTCGTTGGATAATTTGTTTTGATAAATCTCGTCCAACAGATATATCGTCTCTCTCGCCCGATCATAATGCAGCCGGATAAAAGCAAACGGGTCTGGGAACCAGCCGAAGTCCACTCCCTGATAGATGCGGTCGAAACTCTTGACTTCTTCATCGGTAATCTCCCGCAGTTCCAGCTTGTCAAACACATTTCCGCCGGTCCCTACCGGTATACCGAGATATTCGTGCTGATATGCTCGCTCGTCCGTCTCTTTCAGGTGTTCCGCTTCTGCAAGAAACTGTTCTCCCAACCACTCCGGCGGTGCTTGCAGATACGTAGACTTATGACACAAGCGATCAGCCCGTTCCTCCAAGCTGTCCTTGTTTGCCCAGTTGTCACGCGAGATAGGTGGGTTATAGCTTTCAAAATTCCAGAACATTGAGCCACCGCGCATGGTGGACTGTAAAATAGTTCGGATTTCCGCACGTCCGGCAAACTGATCTTTTTCTTCAAAGTGCGTCACGGCGATATAGCCAAACGGGACTTTGATAGACTTGATCTTCATCGGGTCATCAGCGCCGCGAAACATGATCTTCTGTCCTGTCGGCTTATAAATCAGCTCCATCGGGGATACTTTCGCTTCCCAATACGCCGCCATGCCCAGCTCACCGATTGCCCAGATATACTGTGCATAAACGCTATCGCGGATTGTATTTGCCACCTTGCGCAACACAAGCGCATGCGTTCTCGGATTGCCAACCAGCAAAAGCGGTACAAGAATTGATACTGTGGAGGATTTCAGCGAGCCACGCCCGCCGCTAAAATCGTAGTGCGTATGCCCATGCCTAAAAATGTCATGTGCAATGCTATAAAACGCAGGGCCGATCTTTTCTGACAAGAGAATATCAGACATCGATAATCACCTTGACACCGTCCGCATTGACGTTCTGCTCCACAATATCTTTTTGCTCAAGGTACTGTTTCCCCAGCCAAATGGCCATGCTTGCGTTCTTTTCGGCCAGCTTCCACTGCGCTCTCCGCAGGCTCGACTTTCCTACCTGACTCTTGCTTTTATATGTGTCCGCAAAAGTCATTTTATACGTCCGTTTGCACCATCGATTCAGGGTGTCCGCGCTGCACTCAAGCACTCCGCAGATTTCTGCTTCCGTGCACTGGATGCCGCATAGGTTCTCAAACAGCTTTTGATTTATTACCTTTTTCGGCCTTCCAGTCCGTGCCACTTTTACCCCTCCTTTCTCTGGTTTCACAACACGGCATTTTGGAGCAGCGAGGTCGGAGTTGAACCGCCATCTTTCCGCAGGATGCGGAACGTTTTACCGTTAAACTACCGCCGCATATTGCCGTGTCACTGGTGCCTTTCTGCTTGCGTTACCTTTTCCCCTTTGTACATTCCAGCGCCCATTTCATCAATTTTGGAAAACGGAATGATAGGAACGGTAAGTCGTTCTTTATATGACGGGTCGATAAAATAGATGTATCGAAACATCTTCCCCTCAAGAATTTTCCCGCCAAACATCTCAACGCACTTTTCCATCGTTAAGTTTTTGCCATGCGTTTCTTCAAGAATATACCTTGACAAAGCACTGCATTTATCCTGCACTTTCATTCTGTGGGCAACTGACCCGCCGTTTATTTTCACGAGGTAATCAGGAAGTTGCCACATTGAGCCGCTTGAATAACCCGTCAAAACAAACCCACTTGCACGGTAAATTGTTCCGTCTCCGCATTGGCACCCATCCGCAAACGAAATTACCCATTTGATTTGCGGTGCGTTTTTGCGAATTAGTTTCATTGCAATTGAAATCGCGCGGCTTTCGCTATTGCGGGGGAGAACATCGTCAAACGCCATGCGGTTCAATTCGATGAATTCGTTCCACCCTGTCCCCTCAACAATCCCTTGGATTTTAGACTTATCCAAAGACGGGCCAAAGGACATGACGCCGTGAAGTCTGCCTTCGTAAAACACGCCGAAATGCAAATTGCTGTTATTCACAACCTTGCCGCTGTAATGGTGCGTTTTCACAAACGGAACGGCAACCTTGCTCGGAATTACTTTTACAATCAAGTCCTTTGCGCTGCCCATTGCCGTATCACCTCATACAATGCATTCCCGTTTTTATTGGCGTTGCCAAACGTTTCTGTTATTTCATCTTCAACACACGTCATAGCATATTCGATCAATTCTTTCTATTGTTCATGGAGCGTGAATGTCATTTGGCAGATTTCCGATTTGTCCCCATCCGGCAAGGAAAAATCAGTGCCGTACTCATCCTCGTTTTCAATCCCCCAGTCGAAATCAAACGCCGACAAATCCAGCCCAGGCAATTCCTCTGCCAACAGGTCAAAGTCCCAGTCGCTCTCGTTGCTCTTGTTATCCACCAGCCGCAGGGCGTTCACCTGCTCCGGTGTCAGATCGTCTACGCAGACGCAAGGCACTTCTTCCATGCCCAGCTTCTTCGCCGCCAAAGCGCGGCAGTGGCCGATTACAATTACGCCGTCACGGTCAATCACAATCGGCTGCACAAAGCCGTACTGCTTGATGCTCTCCGCAACGTTGTTGATTTGCCGCTTATCATGCTTTTTTGCGTTTGCGGCATACGGCACAATATCCGCAAGCCGCCGTTTTGTGATTTCCATGCCATCCTCTTGTTTTGCTACCGGTAATAATTTACTCCACGATCATCCAGTCATCGGCAAGCATATCCGCCTGCGATGCCAGCCAGCCGAGCTGCACGCCGGATGTGCCGACAAAAGCAAGCGCTTTGTTACCGATAGCTTCGTGATTGGCGTTGATCACCTCATGCGCAGCATTCTCATAGCTGATGCGCTCCGCAAGCTCGACATACTGATTCTTTCCATTCCATCCGCGACGGGCAATTCTCTTCCCTTTCTTCGCTGCTTCAATGGCAAGGCCAAAGCTCAGGCAGTCTGTTTCCCGATATGCGGCCTCGAACACATACTTTGGGCTAAAGCTCTCGTAACCGTCCTGGTAGCGGACCTTGTAGCCATCTTCCTCGGGGTCCATACTCTTGGGGATGGGCTGGTCCTTCTCGTAGACCGTGCCACCCTTGCGAATAGCAGGGGCTGCCTCAATGATTTTCGTGCCAACATACTTTTTCATTTCATTTCGCATAACCTCTTAACATTATTTTGCTACCAGCCCCCACCCCTTGGCCTTACATAGCAGACTTTACCCGCCCCGAGGGGCATACACATCTTGCGTGTCCGGATCTCCCTGAGCCAAACATGGTACGCAAGGTCTTTTTATCGGCTCCCGGCTGCGCTGCGTCTTCCTACCAGCCATCAGGAACTTGGCAATTATACCAGCCGCCTGATACTTAGCTTTTTACGCTTCCTCGCCCGCTGGCCGGGATGGTACGGCATTGCAGTCCTGCCCTGCTTTAGCGCTTCGGGGAAAGTCCCCGTCACTCGCTGTGGTCTCCCCTTACGGGGCACCTATGCCGCATATTGGCCGTCTTGCCGCTTAGATTGTCACACGCTACCGGCAACTACGCTCCGAAAAGTCGCAGCCCCTATTCCGTCAGGTCAAACCGGTCTTGACGCATCAAGACAAGCGCAGTTTTCAGCGACCATTTTCATTTCCATGTGAGCCATGACGAACGGTCTCACATTGTCCGGGTGCGACCCGGCATCTGGTGCAGACGGCTGGGTTTGAACCAGCGCATACCTCCTGGTGCGGTGCTCTACCAATTGAGCTACGTCTGCATACCCCCGGCATCCGCCGGGGTCAGGAGGAAAGAAAGGATGGAAAGAATGAGGATACGGATATAACCCCGCACCCTCATTCTGACACATATTTTTCTGCGCTTGCCCCGAATTGGGGGCAAAGACCATTTTTTTTGCGATACTATAAAGGTTTACCCTCTCGCTCGCCCTCGTCCCATGCAAGCTCATCCAAGCTGACGTGGTAATGATTCGCTATCAGCTTCAATTGGCTGAGAGCCGGTTCGTTCTCCCCGGTTTCGTACTTCCGCAGCGTATCATGCCCGATCCCAATCAGCTCCGCTTTCACTCTCATGCTTTTAGCAGGCCGCTCAGATTCTCTCAATTTGCGCAGCCGCTCCGGGAATGTGCTCATGCTATCACCTCGATCATACGCACTCCCCAATCTTCCGCAGCAGTGCCACCAGATCGTAAAAACACTGCGGGTCTAACCCGGTCTCTTTCTTGATGCGCTCAAACCTGTAGCCCGCCGTATTGCGGTGCATATAGACCTGCCGTGCAGCCTGCTCCAGGATCATGTTGTTTTCCGCATATGCCCTTAGCAGGGCTTTATCATCGTTTGTCATGTTACCTCCCGTATGTCACTTTCCGCAGTTCATGGTATCGCTCCGGGAATGGCTTCAAATCCTGCTTGCCGCCGATAATCTGGGCCATCACCCGGTCCATGTGCTCCTGCCGGACGTCCGCCTCCGGGTCCTTGCAGTTTAAGGCAGGCCTGTATTCCCGCTGGGTCTCCATCCACTCGTGCGTGACGCGCATGATGCGATCGTAGCCCCAGCCTTCCTGCTGGTGCATGGTCATCTGCAACGTGTCAACGGCAAACTGCGCTGCCATCGCAGCACCGGCCCAAAAGACCGCATCCAACTGCGCGTCCCGCCGTTGCAAGTACCCAGACTGTTTAGCCATCCCCGCCGTCCTTTCTCTTGCCATAGCTGCAAAAATCGTCCGGATGTTCACGGTCAAGATGGACTTCACACCATCCCGTTTTCGGCTTGTTGTATGACCGACAGTCCTTGCACCGCGTCACGACCACGGCATCCACAGTGGGGGCGAATTGGATTTCTTCTTTTGCCAAAATATCTGCATCGGAAATCCCAAACTGTTCTTCCAATAACTCTGCGTCAATCAGCCTCATGGTCAGCTCCTCCGTCCTTATTCGCATTTTTCTTCCATTTGATATAGGCATCTCTATTCATGCGGTATTCATAGATCAGGCTTTCTGCTCGGAGGATATCCCTCCACTTATCACTTGCAGCTACCCAAGCCCAACCGGCGGCATAGATTACCAAGCTAAGAACAATCGCCACCAGCGCAACACCGCCGACAATCATAAAGGCCGCGCCAATATTCACCATCACGTTATCTATCATTCGCATTGCCCTCCGTCATGCACCGTTGTGTATTTCCAAATCAGCGTGTTCAACTTTCTCAGCCCCTCCATGGTGATTAGGTCCTGCTCGCACAGCTCGTCCCGTAGGTGCTCCAGCGCTTCGATTGGGGCAACGTCGGCGGCTGGGGCATCTTCGATCATGTCGATTGCGTCACCTGTGCCACACGCACGGCATCTTACTCCGTTGTAGCTGTTGCAGCCTACGCAATAAACTTCTCTGATGCGCTTAATTGTCGCTTCCCTCTCAATGCATTCAGCCATCTTCGTCCCCTCCAAATTCCGCCTCGTACTGTTCCGGCGTGATAATCTCAATATCCTTTGCGGAGCAGCCCAAGACAGAAAGGCACATCAGCTCCGCAAGTCTGTCTTTATCAATGGCCGACACAGCGTCCTCATAGGATACGCCGGGTTTCGCCTCAAAGCTGATTTGAGCACCAAACGCCCCAGCCACTCTAAAGCAGATTTTATATTCAGCCATTGTCAGCCCTCCTCCACATAGCACCAGCTCTGGGGCGGGCGCTTAATGTCACCGCTCAATTTTTTGCAGCCTGTGCATTCCCATGTGTATTCTGCATGGCAAGAATCGCACGGGTCAGTTGCACGCTGGAACTCGCTTAGTTCCCGCGGCTGGTCATAGATCAGCAGGTCGGAGATGTGCCAGCCGTAACAACGCCCCTTATCGCCGATATAAGCTATAATTTCTGCCTGAGATAAGCACGTCGCAGGGGAAAAGGCGGCATTTGTCGGACACCATAGCCTGCCGCCATCGTATGTGATCGGGACGACCCGCTCACAGGTAAACTCGCCAATGACCTTGCCGCCGCCGTAAAACTGTGGCCTTGGATAGTCCGTCGCAATGAAGTCCTCGTGCGGATATTTTGGCAGCGTGCAGTAGATATAGCACTTAAACGGCGTATCCAGCCTTGGCCTCGTCTTGCGCACCTCAATCGTCTTTTCGCCGTTGGCAATCTTCTCCACCCACTTGGGGCGGATGCTGATAAGTACGGCTTTACTCATCCTTCTTCGCCTCCAATGCTTTCTCCGCCTCCTCGTGGGTGAGGAATACGGTCTTGCCGATTTCATCAACCGGTACGCCGAAAATGGATTTATCAACAAACCCGGCTACGATATCCCATTCAATGAATGTACAAAACAATTCCACGCGAATTGCCTTTACTCGGTATTCGCTTATGGTTTTTCGACTTGTAACCTCATACACCGTATCTCCCGCCTTGCACGGCGGTACCACCAGCCGCCCGTCCTTGTCGGCCTCGGCCAGCTCGCGCAAGCGGGTATAACTGCAAATGCTCTCCAAATCAGCAAGGCGCATCAGCTTCAGTGCGATCTCGTCTGCCTTATCTTTCGGCAGGACTTCCTCCGGTGTCAGCCCCGTATCCTCGTAGGCTCCTAACCGCGCAGACAGCTGAGGGACAATACAGCCCTTTGTGCATCCGCCGGGATCATGACAACCTCTTTGGCAGTATTTATCTTGACCGCAGCACTCCCAAGGGTCAAAATTTCGCCAGGCTTTATTCGTCAATCGTTCCATCACTCTACCTCCGGCGGTTCCGGCAGCGGCATCCAGTGGGTAATAGCTACATATCGCCCAGGCATTGACCAGATACCGTTATCGCAGTAGACACATAATGTCAGGTTCAGGTCGTGCAGTTTATTCAAGGAAGGTGCGTTTTCACTTTTTATCAATCCAAGCACCACTGTTGATGCGCCCCAGCTCTGTAATTCCGGCAGGCGCTCCTCCACCGGGATCAACCGGGGCACTTTCCGCCGCAGCTTCTCAATCTCTTTTGCCTGCGCTTCAATCCGGTCAGCGGCCTCGGTTAGATCATCGCCCAGCGTGATCGGCGTTTCCCACTGGTTCCCCTCCGCCCATTCTGCGTGCTCACGCAACGCATTTACGAGGTTTGTATCTCTCATAGTTCCTCCCCCAATCTCCAATCATCGTCCCGCACCTGAAACGCGTCGCCCAGTTGCATGGTGTCCGGGTAATTGTGCTGTGTGGTCTGTACGGCGTATTTGTCAATCTCGGTTGCATAGTAGGCGGTGATCTCCGCGCCCAGCTTGTCCAGCGCGATATGGCCGCAGCTCATACCGTCGTACATAGAAAGCACTTCCACCGGCTCCTCCGTCAGCCCGGTAAAATGGCTCATAATGTGGGCAATCACGTCCACGGTCCAGCCGTTGCCCAGCATTTTATACGCCTGGGTGTCGCTGACGGGAAAAGCGTATGTGTCCGGCACGGTCTGGAGGCGTTTACATTCCGTCACGGTCAGCTTGCGAATGATGTAAAATCCGTCTGCCAGTTTAATGGGGTATGTCTTTCCTTTGATGGTGATCCGCCCGCCGCGAACCTCATAGACAGGCATTTGCTTTCCGTCCGCCGCCTCAATCACCAGGCGGCTTTGGTGTCCGGTTGCGGCCACGGCGTTGCTTTTCTGGTCGTCCCTCATTTCAAAGGCCGAACCGTTTTCGCGCCCACGCCACGCCATACCGGCAGGCACCGCATACAGGCCGGTAGCTGCTCCGTCAGCCCCGCCGCCGTTTGGCCTTGCCTGGAGGGAAACGCTTTTCCCGTCCGTGCTGTATATGCGGCGGCTCTGGCTTGTGCCCAGTTCTCCGTCCTTGTTCGGCATGGCACCGACGCGGACGGGGACGGCAATCATATTGTCTTTCTGAACGGTTGTCAGGCAGTTGGTTTTCTGCGGTTCTTCGTTTACCTCGAAATACTGGAAATGCGGGATTGCTTCGTTATAATCGTCGCGGTGCCCCTGTTCGTTGATCCTGCGTCCCACGATACGCCCCGCCGCAGGAACAGGAATAGCCACACAGGTTTTGCGATCCACGGTATTTCCCACCAGGTTGCGGATCCCGTCTTTGTAGTAGGTAGCGCGTAGACATTGGGCTTTCCCGTCCACGGTTTCGTTTACTGGTTCCGGTACGGGCACGGCATAAATCCCAGTTTTTGCACCCAGGCCGCCGCCATTTCCGCAGAGGGTCACGGCCTTGCCGTCCGGGCTGTAAACACGGTATTGCTGGCTGTCAAAGGCCTGGTTCTTTGCGTCGTTCTCAATGGTTCCGATCCTCACCGGCTCCGCCGCCATGGTTGCGGGAAAATGACCGCCGTCCACTCCGTTGACCGCTCCGGCGTTGGCATAGTTCGCTTTCAGTGTGTACGCCTTTTCACGCCAGCAGACGCCGCTTTCCAGAATGTCGCGCAGGAGGATCCCACGGTCCACCGGCTGCTCCACCGCCACCTGGCTGTATGTGCCGTCCTGGTTCCGTTTGCCCGCCCAATACAGACGCTGGCGGTTCTGTGCGCTCACCAGGGCACTGTTAATCAGGGCAGGCTCCACGCCTAACTCCGCCGTGATCTGCGCCCGGATAGCGGGCGACATACTTTTATTGTTTTCGTACAGGAAAAAATCCGGCTGGTACTTATCCCGTGCAATACGGTAATTCAAGAACAGTTCCCAGCCTATGCCGCTGGCTTCGGTTTCGCGGTTCTTCGTCTGCGCGATACTCCAATGTGTGCAGGGACTTCCGCCGATCAATAGTTTCATACGTCCTCCAATTCCCCGCCGCAGGCGGCATATCCGGCGAGGTCAATCCAGTTATCTGCTTTGCCGTGGCCGGTGGCGATGCGGGCCAGTTTAAACAGGCACATCATAGCCCCCACGTCAGCGCCAGTGATGCAGACGTCCGCATCCGGCCCGACGCATTTCTCGCGGATATACGGCTCCCACAGCGCAGCGATCATGTTGAAAGACGTTTCCGGGCTACCGTAATCCTGGTCCCGGTCTCCGCACACGCACTGCTTGGCAGCGGCTAAAATCTCTTCACGGGTCATTCCTCCACCTCCGCAAGCCAGAACTCGCGGCGGCAAATATCACAGCCTCTTCCAGTCGGGCAATGTCCGCGTAACGTTGTATCAACAAGGCATGGGTCTAAAGCAACGTTATGTGTGTTCGTATATATTGGCGCATTTGGAAACTGCTCAAGAAACACGCTCTGCCTGGTTTTGACGGGGTGCTCTGCGGCCCACTTTTCGACAATGGCAACGGCCTCCTCCGGGTGGGTTTTTCTCCAGACTGTGCAGGAGGTCACAAAGCCGCAAAGGCGTTTGCCAAACTCGCAATTTGTGCAGTGACGATCACACATTCTGTGCAATGTTTTCAAAAACTCCACAGCATTCATCATTCTGCCTCCTCAATTTCCACGCGGATCGTATCTCCGCTCCAAAATTTGTGTTCCACGGCGCGGAACCACTCAGGGTTGTCATCCGGCAGTATGTAGCCCTTCATCGCGTCCACAAAGGCCTTGCCCAGCGCGCCGTGATTGTCGATGTCCAGATTGTCATTCCAGAAAAATGTCACCTTGACGGGGTGATTTATCAGACGTTTTGTAATTCCTGCTTTGCGCATCGCACAGTGGGCAAGCTCGTGCAGCTCTTCCGCGTCCTTCTTCCGCTGCGACCAGTGCTTACCGGCGTAATACGCATTCAGGCCAAACCGCTTGTTCCACGCCGCTTTACCGCGCTTTGTTGCCGGATAGGGGATCTCAAATGCAATCACCGCTTTTCCTCCTTGCCATCGGTAATGACGCTGACCACCCGGACGCGGCCCAGAGGCTCCAGCAGCATGGCCACGGCTTCCTTGGTTGCCAACAGGTCGCCGTCCTCCTGGATGTCAATCACAAGCCTAATCACGTCAGTCCTCCAATCTCCGCCCACAGATGGGGCAAAAAATGATTTTTACCGTCATGTGGGCAAATCTCTTTTGGGTAACTTCGAGCTGCCAGCCGCCATGTATCGGGTGATGATGCCAGATATACGCTTTCCCGTTGCCCTCTCGCGGAAGATTCTGGGTATACCCGTCCTTGTTCGTGTGGCAATAGGGGCACACTGCGCAAGCACCTTGTGCTTCAATCATCACGCCGCACCTCCCGTACAAACAGCGGGCAGCCCCGGATTCTGTACGATTCCGTGTTGCCGCATTTTGAGTGCTTTACGATATGCACAGTAGGCGTCGCGTCCCACCCCGGCACTGGCCGGAACATTGGCCTGTGCGTTTTGGGGTCAATCGCCGTCCATGGGCAGCCGCCGTATGCGTTGGCGTAATCCCAGCAGAGCTGCCCCGTGGTTGTTGTCAGGCAGTCTGCCAGCATAAAATCACTTGCCATTACACATACCCCCATGCATCCTTGCACTCGAATTTCGGGCTTTTCGCGCCCTTACGGCCACCGCGATCTTGTTCTTTCGCCAGCCAGCGAGTAATGAATCCGCGCACACTACGTGCCGTTTTCCGCTTCGCCGGGTTATTCAGGCACCATTCCCGCATCTCCCGCAACTGCTGTATCACGTCGACAGCAGGGTACACGCCCGCCCATTCCTGGCATTGCTCCTTCGACACTGGATATTCAGTGCCGTCATTGAGGGGGATGGAAACCACCGGCGGGGATGCCGTTTGCGGCTCGCCGCCTACTTCTTCTGGATTCTGGATTCTGGATTCTGGATTC